CTTCCATCAAGAGCGACCTCGGCACGATAACCTGGAAGATGCTATCGTGCCGAGGTCGCTCTTGATGGAAGCGGTCGAGCGGCAGCTTGAACCAGAGGGCGAGGCACTTCTGTCTTGTGACGTTGCCAGATTCGGAGCGGACAAGACCGTGGTCTACCGGAGGCAGGGCAACGTCTGCCGGCTGGCCTGGAAATCCCAAGGCCGGGATACCCAAGAGGTGGCGGGTCGGCTGAAGATGATGGCCGAAGACGACCCGGAAGTGACCGAGATTATCGTGGACGATACCGGGGTAGGCGGCGGGGTGACAGACCGGCTGAACGAGGAGAACGTGGCGGGAGGTCGGGTCCGGATCGTCGCCTTCAACGGCGGGGAGAAGGCCAGACGATCCGACCGTTATGTTAACGCCATCGCCGAGGCATGGCTGGAACTGGGCCAAGCCTTCCGGGACGGGACCATCGACATCGATGACAACCCGGCGGTGATCGCCCAGCTTTCGGCGCGGCGGTACACCGTCCAGGGAGACCGGAGGCTAAAACTGGAGTCAAAAGATGACTTCAAAAAACGGTCCTCAACGGGCGGAAGCCCCGACGATGCGGACGCCCTGGCTATGTGCTACGCGGCGCCGGGTCCAGGAGTGGGAGTATGGTGATGGAGGAGTCGATGACATCCGAGGAACCGAAGACTCCAGCGGAATACTTCCGGGCCGGTCGGGCGTGGTTGGACGCGGCAGAGAGCAAGGTCGTGGAAGGCCAAGACTCGGCCACGCTGGGGATGCTGGCGATGGCGTCCGCTCTCCTGGGGATATGCTCCCAGTTCATCAAGGAGCAAGAGGACGATTGACCAAAGAGTTGCGGTGCAACCTCTGCGGGAAGCTCCTGGCCGAGAAGGCCGAGCGGGGGACGGTCATCATCTGCGCCCGATGCAAGACCCGGAACGAGGCGTGATGCCATTAACCGTCAAGACCAAGGACTGGAAGGCTGGCCGGAGGTGGGCAAGGCGTAACGCCCTCGCGACTCCCGGCGTGACCTACACCCTCCTCCAGGACGGGCGGCTGTTATCCTACCGTTACGAGGACGGGCTGATGTATTGCGTTGGTCCCACCAAACGGATGAAGCCCTACCATCCCAGAAGGTTGACGGCATCAGAACTCATGTGCTAGATTTATTCCCAGTGGCCTTATCCGGCAAGTGTCCGAGGCGGAAGCCCGAAGCCGGTGGAGGTCACTTTTGCCGTTCTGGGACTTCCTCCGCAAGCAAGAACCGGGCGACGTAGCAGTCGCCGTCCCGCTCAATTATGACGTTGGACAGGCGACCTATCCGGACGCATCCTTTGAGTCGTTCGCCACCGAGGGCTACGCCAAGAGCGAGATCGTCCATGCTTGCATCCGCGAGCTGGCGGTCAGCGCGGCCTCTCCCCGGTACTACGTCCAGGCTCCCGCCCAAGGCGGCGGCTCCGTCGAGATAACCTCCGGCCTCCTTCACGACCTAACCAGCAAGCCCAACCCGACCTCCGATTGGTACAGTTTTGTCGAGACTCTGGTGACCTTTCTGCAGGTCGCCGGGAATACCTACACCCTCAAGGAGCGCAATCGCTCCGGCAAGGTGTCCGCGCTCTACCACCTCCGGCCCGACCGGGTCCGGATAATCGGCGGGGATCACGGCGCCGAGGGCTATATTTATACCGTGGGCGGGAAAGATTATCCCATCCCGCGGGAGGACATCTGCCACCTCGCCCTGCCGAATCCCGGCGGCGACTTGTATGGATTATCTCCCCTTCAAGTCCTGGCGCGGAACGTCAACCTCGACTTGAATATGACGGACTTCGCCAAGACGTATTTCCAGAACGCCGGCGTCCCATCCGGGCTATTGAAACTCAAGCGGCGCCTCAATACCCAGGAGGAAGCGGCGACCATCCGGTCCCGTTGGCGGTCCCAGTTTGGCGGACGGAACAACTTCCACCGCATCGCCATACTCGACGAGGACGCCGATTATGTGCCGATGGCAAACGCTCCGAAAGATATGGCGCTCCCGGAACTCCACAACCTGACCGAGAGCCGAATCTGCGCCGTTTTTGGAGTGCCAGCGATTTTAGTCGGGGCCAACGTGGGACTCCAACGCTCGACATATAGCAATTACCGCGAGGCCCGGATGGCCTTCCACTCCGAGACCCTGGAGCCGATGGTCTCCCGCATCCTCCGGCATCTCAACCGGAATCTGTTTGACGATTATCCCGGCAACGAGACCTTGACGGTGGACTGGGCCGAGATGCGCTCCGGCCTGGACGACCGCGAGGCGATGACCTCCAGAGTTACCGGCTTATTCGCCGGCGGCATCCTGACCTTGAACGAGGCCAGGGAACAACTCGGACTGGTAGCTATCTTGGACGGCGCGGTCCGGAGGATACCGTCATCAATCTTTGAAGTTCCCGAGGGTACACCGGCCCCGGTGGCCGTTGGCGCCGCTCCGGTGGAGGAGTCTTTGCCGGTCGGGACGCTCAAGGAATGGGACGACCTCCCCGCCTTGAAGGCGCCGCGGGTGGCGAGACGGGCCGGGATATTACGCCGCCAACTCCTGGAGGACCGGGAGGAGGAGACCGACCAGATGGCGAAGCGGGTCCAGCGGCATTTCCGCGGACTCCGCAACCGGGTGGACGGCATCCTGGGACGGTGGATGGAGCGGACCAGCTCCGACTCCAAGGACTTTCCTCCTGGCTTTGATCGCTTCATCTTGGACTTACCGGACGGAATAGCCGACCTCCAGGCCATCATCGAGCAAGCGATGCTCCGGATGTCCAAGAAGACGGTGGATGCCATCAACACCATCGGCGTTGCCGGGACTCTGGAGTGGACGGAGCGATTGCCCTTTGTCGAGGCGGTCTTAGTCCAGGCGCCAGCCAGGGCGACGATGATCCACCGGACGACCAACCGGGCCATCCAGCGCGGAGTGACCATCGCCCTTGAGAATGGCTACTCCATCGCGCAACTGGCGCGGGGCGTCCCGACCGCCGACCCTCCATTCCCTGGTCTCCGGTCCATCCTGACCGAGACCGAAGCCCGATCCCGGCTCATCGCCCGGACGGAGGTCATGCGGACCCAAAATCTGACCTCGGTCGGTTTCTTCAAAGAACAAGGATTCTCATATGTGAGGGCCGACGATATAGATGGCGATGCCAGCGATACATACATCGACCCTGGCGACCCGTATGGCCGTACGTGCGCCGAGCGTCATAACCAGATATACACCGTGGAGCAAGCCCAAGACATTGACGACCATCCCAACGGGACGCTGAACTGGCAACCGATGCCCAGGGATTACCGACCGGAGGAGACCGTAGTATGATCAACAAATTTTACATCTCGGACGCCAAAGTCCTGGACGACCGCGCCGGTATTGTCGAGGCATACGTCAACACGATGGGCGTCCGGGACGCGGACGGGGACATCATCGACCCCGGCGCCTTCAATGCCTCTATCAAGTCCAACCTTCCCATCCCGGTACTGGCCGGACACGACCAGAGCAAGCTGGTGGGCAAGGTGCTATTCGCCCAGTCCGAGCCGACCGGCTCCGCGGACGAGCATCGGCTATATACCCGGATGCAATTAAACATGGAGACCCAGGCCGGACAGGAAGCCTATAGCAACATCGCCGGCGAATACATCCGGGAGTGGAGTGTCGGATTTAACCTCCCTGCCGGGGATGCGGTCGTCTATGACCGGGCCGGCAAGGAGACCACCCGGCGCATCCTAGACCTGGACTGGGTCGAGGTGTCAGCGGTCATCCGCGGCGCCTCGCCTTCAACGTCAACCATCGCGGCCAAGTCCGCGACCGTCAAAGCCCCGGACACCTACTCCACCAGGGAGGAGGCCGAGGCCAGGGCTGACGCGTTGGGATGCTCCGGCGCCCACCGGATGGAGGTAGACGGGGAGTCCGTCTGGATGCCCTGCCGGACCCATTCGGCATATGAGACCGCCGCGGAAGGGAGCCGTTATGCGGCCCCGGACCCGGAGGTCAAGCCTTACCCCAACTTCCACGCTTGCCGCATCCTGGAGCCGGACGCCTTCGACCGCTTCCGGACATCCTCCGAGACCATCGAGGACGGGGACTTTGACGGCAAGTCGGTTGAGATACTTTTCGGACGCCACGCCGAATCCGGAGCGTGGTCATTAACGTCTTACCGGATGCCAGCCGAGGAGTGGTCGGAGACCGAGGCCCGGTCGTTCTGCCGCGCCCACGACGGCATCTTGTTTGAACCAGCTACCGGCGAGTCCATGTCGGACGATCCAGTTGGCGCCGCCTCTAACACGGTCACGATGACCGCCTCGGACACGGCCAGCCATCGGTTACGCCTCGCCCGGATGCGCCTTGAATTGCAAACAAACAGATAAGG